CATTTTTTGATGTAAATAATAGGTAGACATATAGTCTACAATAAAAATAATAAGGCGTAAAATGCCAAAGGAGCTAGGTCGAGGAAACTTGATCTTGAATAAAAATGAAATTAAGTCTGACAGGCGTTGGTGGATTGTCGAGTAAATTATTCACCTCTGTGTTGTTAATGTTGAGTCTCAATGTATTTGCGGCTGACAATAGTATCTACATAGATCAAATGGGAGATGGCGCAACTATCTCTGTAACTCAGGATGGCGCAGGTAATGCTGTTCGGGGTATTCAAGGTGTAGGTACTAGTAACACTACACCAGCTAAAATTTACGGTGATGGTACTTTAGTTTCTGTAACTCAAATTGGATCTAGTAATACATTAAATTTAGGTATTACTAGTACGATTGCTGCTGGAGCAGGCACAGGAACTAGTGTAACATATTCTGTTACCGGCAATAACGCTACAGCTACAATTGACAGCAATGCCAACGGGCAAGGTACTAGCGCAAGTAATACTATTGGAGTAACTCAATCTGGTAATTATGCGGCCGCTACTATTAATGTATTAGGTGCTAATAATCAATTAAGTGTAACTACTTCTGGTGGCTCTAATAATATTGTAACCGCCACACAAAATGGTGATAGTAATAATACTATTATTAGTAATACTGGCGGCGGTGCTAATACTACTACAACCAATCAACAAAGTGACAAGGGCATGATTAACATAGCTACAGTTGGTGCTAGCAATACTACCAGTGTTAGTCAAACTGGAGGCGGTATTAACGGACATAGTGCTACTGTGGATATTACTGGTTCTAGTAATAATACAACTATTGCACAAGCTGGCACAAGTGCTGATAGTATTGTAAACTTAAAAAGCGTTGGAAGTACTAACACATTTAACATTAATACCAATACACGCTAATTACTAGTATATATGGAGATGAAATTATGCAACCTGATACTTTCCGTACTCTTGCTGAGTACATACATGAATTGCGATGCCGCGATAGGAACTATTACAGATCAATCAGCTGCGGTCCCTTCGATACAACGCTCGAAGACCACACTCCAAGGGACCAAGGGGACCGGGGTGGAGATGTCCGACGAGATCCGAACTCAAGCGGGCAAAGTCGGGATTAAATTTCAAGATAATACACAGGTACAAGTTAATGAAAACTCTAAGCTCGTTATTGACGAGTTTGTCTACGATCCTAAAAATAAAGATGCTGGAAAATTGGCTCTCAACATGGCGAGCGGAACTGTTCGCTACGCTTCAGGTGCTATTGCTCGTAATAATCCTAGTAAAGTCGCCATCAATACCCCTACAGCTACTATTGCTGTTCGTGGTACTGATTTTAGTGCTACTGTAGACGAGCTAGGGCGCAGTACAGTTATTTTATTACCTAGTTGTCGTGAAGGATTTAAAAGTATAAATCGAGATTGTAAAGTTGGCATTATCGATGTTATTACTGATGCCGGTACTGTTACATTAGATCAAGCATTTCAAGCTACCGTAGTTAACAGCCGCAGTCAATCGCCTACTAAACCAGTTACACTTAAACTTAACGAAGATGCTATTAGCAATCTATTAATTCTCAGCCCCCCAACACAATTGGCTGCTGTTGCTGAAAATCAAAAAACTCGAACTGGCGGATTCAATTTTTTGGATCAAGATTTGCTTAAAGAAAATCAATTAGTAAATGTACTAGATCAGCAACAAAAAGAAACATTTAAAGATAGACTAAGTCAGAACTTATTAGATCAAAATTTTCTTTTTAATTTTTTAGATTTAATTACATCACAATTACTGGCTCAAGATTTATTAAAAAATACAGCTCCAGCATTACTTCCAGATTATAAAATTATTTCTGGCATTATAGCTAATATAGACGATAACACAGTTACATTATCTCGAGACACTGGTAGCGATATCCAAAGTGTAACTGTATCTAAAAATCAAAATACCACTATCATACAACAACAAGGTAGTTTAGAATTTAAAAATCGTGTTAATAGTTACGGCACTACCACTATAACGTTGCGACAGAACTAAAATGAAATTTTTTACCATTCTTTTTTTACTAGCTGGTTTAGGATTTTGCTCTCCTGCTCGCACTCAGCCAAGTTATGTTTATATTGATCAAGTTGGTAATAACAATATAATTAAAGTACAACAAGATGGTACTGGTCATATAGCTGGAGTAGCTATTGGAGCATATTTGCCTACTAACAATAATGATTTAAAAACTGGATATAACATAGGAACAAATCCTTATCTTGGTCAAGGCGTAAGTGAATTTAATTATGTGGGGATCAGTCAACAAGGACCCGGCATGCATACTACTAAAATTGAATTAACTAATGCGTCAAATAATCTTATATCTGTTACGCAAGAAGGTAGTGCCAATCATACATTTAATATTACATCTGGAGCCAACACCAATAATATCAATAACACTATTACAGCAATACAGTCAGGGTCAGCACAAAAAGATTTTACATTAAACATGAATGGCAGTAACGGAGCTACGGTTACTGTGCAACAAACTAATCCTACCCAGGCAAACACAGGGTCAATGACTATACAATGTACTACTTGCGGAGGATACAGTTATATAAGGAATTAGTAGTAAACAATATCTGATAAGAGTGCGAAGCACCGGGAGATAACAATGATACAATTTAATTTAATAAGAGGAAGTGGCATTGCGATGGATCTTATCGACCAAGCAAGTTTATATATTACTGCTAACGGCGGCGAGTTCTGTACTGGCAAAAAACAAATAGAATTTTATGTACCTGAAGAATATTCAACCTTTGTTGCTATGAAATTTCCGTTTTTAACGGCGGAAAAATATATATGGTAAGTTACTAATATGTCTACGCAAAAGCCTACAAATATACAGCCAATCTGCGAAGTCCCAGGTTGTAAAGAAGGCGCACAAATATTATCTTTAACTGGGACTACCGCTACATGGATGCAAACTTGTTACAAACACAGTTATCAAGATTTGCCAGCAGAACGAGTAAAAATAGAAACTTTTTGGCCGCCTGAAACTAGTTAACCCCGGAGCATATACGCACTTAATTTTGTAGCGTAATAGTTTAAATATAATGCTGGGACTCATTATAATAATAACAATCCAGCTAGGGAGTAATTTAAGAGAAGCACTTTGCTTCTCTTTTTTTGTGGATTAAAAACTAAATACTAGTGCTTTATAATAATAAAAATAACAAGGAGCAGTGATGGGTGATATATTCAAACTCATCGGAGATCTAGGCTTTCCAATAGCCGCGGCTTTAGCCGGTGGATACTTCGTATATCTTACAATCAAATTATTACTTGCCGGAGTTTTGTCCGCTATCAAAGGTATGGCAGGCATTATCACAGCATTAGACAATCGTGTTAAAACAATGAATCACGATGTAATTCGTATCGATACTGTTGTGAGTAATGCGTTAGGTTTACGACCAGACGTAGAGCGCATAAGCCGCGCAGACGGCAAAAATGACGCAAGGAGAGACTAATGGACTTTGATCTCGAATATTTAGTAATACAACTACATGATATTGCTAGAACTGTTGAACAAAAAATTGGGTTTGGGGAATTAAGTAAAGATATTCGTAAGTGTGCTGAACGTTTGAGTGACCTCAACAAGGCAGTCGAATGAGATACTACGATTACGAGTGGGATTTAGAACCTAATAGAATTTTATTAGATACTGAGCTCGATGTAGATGCCTTAGGCTGGAAGGCCGGCGATTATTTCAAAGTAACAAATATTAATGGTCGTGCTATGCTAGTCAAAGTAGACCCGTTAGAAAAATTTTTAAGAGATGGAGTTGGCAATGAAAAAATATGACCCGTATGCTTTACCAATTAAGCAAATTTGGACTGACGGAGATTTAGCTAAGTTTGCCTTAATAGCATTTTTAGTAGGCATTGTTGTAGGATGGATAATGTAATGGGCGACATAGTAAACTTAATAAACAAATATGGATTTCCGATTATCATGGCTGTGGGCATGGGATATATCATTAAGTATGTATGGGAGTGGGCAACAAAAGAAGTTAAACCAGTAATCAATGATGCCAATGCCGTTCTTATTGCCCTGATTGATCGTATTCGTATGTTGGATAACGACTTGATTCGTTTAAATCAAAAAGTGAATACGGTATTACATCTTCGCGGTAAAACTATTGATCACGAACGAGTCGAAGCCGAAAGTCAAATTAACAAAACATCTAACGATAAAGAAGCTAGCGGCGGCAACAGTTAACGTTTAGAACAAATTCCGTTTAAACTAAAACTGCCTATAAACTTTTCTAAATCGCCTGCTTGTTCTGGAATTCTATATTTTGCAAAATATAAATTAAGCCACCATCTAGTGTAAAAATCAATCCAATTATTTACTAGTGGCTCTATAAGTGCCATCCCAATTGGTGGGCTTACCTTGGTCCAATCTATCTGCCATTGCGTCATAATACTTCTCCATCGAAGGGTTAGCTTTTATACACAATGGTATTAGTGTACGAGCTTTCTTCCAATCACCTGCGTAATACAACTTTAGGAAATCTCGATGTTCTGGGGTTTCTTTAGCTAGGGTGTAAATTACCACACCTTCCGTTTTGCCTTTAACAGCAATATTATCTAATTCAAAAACTTCGTATTCGTCTTTGACATACTCTGCAGTTTTTGTCCCAAGTACGATTCTAACGCCGTAGCCCTTACTTTGTCCCTCCAGTCTGCTTGCCAAATTGACGCCATCACCCAAACAAGTATAGTCAAACCGCTGATCAGATCCCATGTTACCAACCACAACGGTGTCAGTATTAATGCCAAGACCCATACCAAACTCTGGTATGCCTTCTGTTTTAATTTCTTTATTAAATTCATCTAAACTATCCATCATTTGTAATGCTGTACGCACCGCATCCTTGGCATGTTGTGTATTGTCTAATGGTGCGTTCCAAAATGCCATTTGAGCATCACCAATA